TAAAGTAATTGTTAGAAATCTGAGACTACTGGTTGACGCATTAGAGTCTGAGGTGTATTCTGATGTCTCGGCATACACAAATAGGTTAGAAGAGACCCTTCCCCCGCTTCCTGACTATGATGAGGTGTTTGAAGATGATGAATGATGATTGGCGTTACTCTGAAGAAAGACTTAAACTCAGGGAACAATGTCTTAAGGTTTTGTTAAATAGATATGGTAGTGCTAATATAAACGAAACGTCATATACGTCACAAAACATTTATGAGTGTGTTGATACTTGGATCTCACAAGGAAACAAGATTAGTAATGGAATCGTTGCTTATTTCAACGCTTATTTCAACCATGAAAACCAAGAAAGCAATCAAGTACATCCTTAAACATCCAGAACTTTTCACAGAAGGTGAAAGAATGTATGTTGAGAGAGTAAAAAAAGAACGTAAACAAATTAAGTTACAAAAGAAATATGAATCAAGCAAAACTGATATCAGTAACTCCTGATGCTGAACAACATATTGCATATTGTGCACGTGTGTCTAATCCAAACAATCAGGACAGTGAGAAGTTTGCTGGACTACTCAAGTATTGTATCAAACACCAACACTGGAGTATCTTTGAACAGGCTTTTATGACTCTTGAGATTGAGACCACACGCGGTCTTGCTGCTCAGGTTTTGAGACATCGTTCATTTACATTTCAAGAGTTTTCTCAACGATATGCAAGTACTAATCTTCTAAGTACGGACATTGAACTTCCAGAACTTCGTCGTCAAGATACGAAGAATCGTCAAAATTCTATTGATGATCTTGATCCTGAAGTTGTCGATAAACTTGAACGTCAGATGGTTACATTGTTTAGTTCTGCACAAAGTCTTTATAATCAAATGTTGGAAGAAGGTGTAGCAAAAGAGTGTGCACGTTTTGTTTTACCTCTTGCCACACCAACTAGAATGTACATGACTGGTTCTATTCGTTCTTGGATTCATTACATTGAATTGAGATCTGCAAATGGAACTCAGAAAGAACACATGGACATCGCAAACTCTTGTAAAGACATTTTCAAAGAGCAGTTTCCTGTGATTTCAGAGGCTCTAGAGTGGTAATAAATATTCAAACTTGAGGTGAAAGTTTTGGCAACATATCCTGTAAAAAATAAACAAACTGGTGAACAGAAAGAAATACGAATGAGTATTCATGATTGGGACCAGTGGTGCAAAGACAATCCAGACTGGGAGCGTTACTATACTCCTGATAATGCTCCCTGTCTTGGTGTTGAGATGGGAGACCCCTTCAGTAAGATTTACACCAAACATCCAGGATGGAAAGATGTTATTGGTAAAGCAAAGAAACAACCAGGTTCAAATCTAAAACATTACGATTAAATTTATGTCAGTAAAGAAAAAAACGGGTGTCGGAACTACTAACCCAGTTCCATTCGGTATGAGTAATAGAACAATGAAGAGAAAGAAACCCATCAATCTTGACTATATCAAAAAGGTTGAACCGATTACAGAAAATCAGGAAATCTTTTTTGAAAAGTATAAAAACCAACAGAATCTGGTTGCATACGGATGTGCTGGTACAGGAAAGACCTTTATTACCCTCTACAACGCCCTTCTAGATGTCCTAGACCCTAAGTCACCATACGAGAAGATTTACATCGTCAGGTCTCTTGTACCTACCAGAGAGATCGGTTTCCTACCTGGCGATCATGAAGATAAGTCATCTCTTTATCAGATTCCATACAAGAACATGGTGAAGTACATGTTCGAAATGCCTGATGATGCTTCTTTTGAGATGTTGTATAACAACCTCAAGACACAGGGTACTATTTCTTTCTGGTCAACATCATTCATTCGTGGAACAACCCTGGACAATGTAATCGTTATCGTTGACGAGTTCCAGAACCTTAACTTTCACGAACTTGACTCGATGATCACTCGTATTGGTGAGAACTCAAAGATTATGTTCTGTGGAGATGCAACTCAGTCTGACTTGACTAAACAGAATGAAAGGAATGGTATTGCTGACTTCATGCGTATCTTGACGAACATGCCATCCTTTGATACAATTGAATTTGACGCAGAAGATATCTGTAGAAGTGGTCTTGTTAAAGAGTACATCATTGCCAAACTTGAACTCGGTATGTAATGTTTAATCATATTGAAATAGAATATCCATCTCTTGACAGACAAACAATTGATGGTGTTCGATATTATGACACACCTGATGGACAAAAGTTAGTTTCCATCACGTCTATTATCAGTCACTACAACCGAGAAATCTTCATCAATTGGAGAAAGAGGGTTGGTGTTGAAGAAGCAAACAGGATCAATAAACAATCAACCAGTCGTGGCACTGATATGCACACACTGGTTGAAAATTATATGCTGAATAAAGATTTACCCACGGTGCAACCACTGTCTGAATTTTTATTCAAACAAGCTAAACCTGATCTTGATCGAATCGACAACATCCACGCAATTGAACAAGCTCTTTTTAGTAAGGAACTTGGAGTTGCAGGTACAGTTGATTGTATTGCTGAGTTTGATGGAGAACTTGCTGTCATTGACTTCAAGACAAGTAAGAAACCTAAACCAGAAAAATGGATCGAACATTACTATGTACAGTGTGCAGCTTATGCTTGTATGCTCTATGAAATGACTGGTATTATGGTCAAAAAATTTGTCATCATTATGTCTTGTGAAAATGGAGAAGTGGAAGTCTATGAACAGTATGACAAGAGAAAGTACATCAACCTTCTCGCAAAATATATTAGCGAGTTTGTTGAATTCAAACTACAACAACATGTCTAAATCTGAAGAACTAAGTGTCGATCAACTGATTGATAAAAAATTTTACAACAGTCGAACCTTTGCAGAAGAAATTGAAAATATTGTCAAAGACAATATTGACATGAAGTATGTTGATGCTATAGTATATTTTTGTGAAAAGAATAGTTTAGACATCGAATCTATTCCTAAACTAATTTCAAAACCCCTCAAAGAAAGATTGAAAGCAGAGGCAATGGAATTGAATCTATTGAAACGCACATCTCACGCTAAACTTCCTTTATGATACCAAAAGTGAGTCCCTTTGATACATACAAGGCATACCTTGGATTGAAAAATCACTTTACTAAAGACAAATATGATTATCATCGTTACGGTGGTAAGTCGCGTGCATCATTAGAGTCCTTCTATAAACGTAAGGACAGATTCTTTTTTGAAAAGTTGAGTCGTCAAAAAGATGATAGTGAAGTCATTGAGTTTTTTGTTTCTAACTTTGTCAGTTGTGACGATCCTCAGTCTCTGTGGATCGGAGAAATTGTTCGGAACGGGGAACAGAATTACACCGATTGGAAGAGACGGCTTCAGTCGTTATCTTATACGTTCAAATCGGAAATAGAAAATGTCTTTAGTGATAAAAACTTTGATTCAATGTTTGATATTGAGGGTACAAGACACCCACAAATTGTCAAAGAACACTTGGCAAAAAACTTATCACTTGAATCACTCGTAATCTTAAATAAAATTTTAGGATTCAAAAAACAATTCGATAGTAAGTTGGATGATCCTGTTTGGAAATTCTTATCGATGAGAATTGACAAGTATGATTCCTTTATACATATTGATGTATTTAAATTTAAATCAATTCTTAAGGAGGTTGTAGTCCATGGCACTTGATAATGTTACTGTGCTTGAAAATCTGAAATCTCAGAGAGAAGAATTGGAAAAACAACTTGATGGTGGTAGAGAAATGTACCTGAAAGTATGTGGAGCAATTGATGTTCTCGAGCAGATTGAAGAATCTAAAAAACAAGATGAACAACTTTTAGAAGCAGAAGCACAAGTACAATGAGTTTTTTCCAATCGGAATTAGTCCAAGATGAGATGAACAGGATTGCCGAATTACAAGAGGCAATCTACAAAAATGTATTTACATTTTCATCTATGACAAAAGAAGATAAACTTGAACATGTTGAAATGATGGAGGAACTGTTGAAAAAACAACAGATCCTCTATACTCGCATGAGTTTATCTGAAGATCCCGAAGCTAAACTGATGAAGGAAAACATCATGGAATCTGCAAAACAACTTGGGTTTCCACCAGATGTTGATCTAGCATATGTCTTCAGTAATATGACCAATATCATTGAAAACATGAAGAAGTCTCTTGACAACACCCCCTGAGGGTCCTATATTAAGGGGGTGGTTAGGTCCCCCACCAAAACTTAACCAACAGGCCAAATACAAACAAAAGGTAAATACAAATGTCTTTTTCTGATTTAAAGAAACAGTCCTCTCTTGGTTCTCTGACACAAAAACTGGTCAAAGAAGTAGAAAAGCAAAATGGTGGTGGCAGTAATGGTCCCGATGACCGTCTGTGGAAACCAGAGATGGATAAAAGTGGTAATGGATATGCTGTTATTCGTTTCCTTCCTGCTCCTGAGGGTGAAGATCTCCCTTGGGTGAAATTGTTCTCTCATGCCTTCCAAGGTCCTGGTGGTTGGTACATCGAAAACTCCCTGACCACTATTGGTGGTAAGGATCCTATCGGTGAACTGAACCGTGAACTGTGGAACACTGGTAACGAAGCAGATAAGGAAACTGTTCGTAAACAAAAGCGTAAACTTTCTTTCTACGCAAATATCTACGTCGTTAAGGATCCTGCCAATCCTCAAAATGAGGGTAAGGTGTTCCTGTATAAGTTTGGTAAGAAGATCTTCGACAAGATCATGGAAGCAATGCAACCTGAGTTTGAAGATGAAACTCCTATCAATCCCTTTGACTTCTGGCAAGGTGCCAACTTCAAACTCAAACTGAAGAAGGTTGCTGGTTATTGGAACTATGATAGTTCTGAGTTCGATCGTCCAAGTCCACTTCTGGATGATGATGAGGCGATGGAAGCAATCTGGAAGAAGCAGTATTCACTGACTGCATTCACTGCACCCGATCAGTTCAAATCTTATGACGAACTGAAGAAACGTCTTGATTATGTTCTGGGCAACAAGTCCACACGTCGATCAACCGTAGAGGAAGAAACTGAGTATGATAACTACGCAGCAACAGAACGAAAGAGTGTCTCTGAAGAAGAAGTCATGCGAAAACTTGAAGACTCATATCAATCTTCAAAGGCAACTAATGACTTCAACTCTCCTGATATTACTCTCAGTAAAGGAGACGATGACGATGACGACCCCATGAGTTATTTTTCAAAACTGGCTGAGTCCTGATACCAAAATCGGCTTTTTGTTTCAAAAAAGCCGTAAAAAAATCCTGGGGGCTTTTTTGGCCCCTTTACTTTTTTTATTGATACAATCTAACGTTTTCTCCCCGTACTAACCTATCAGAAACATACTGACTAGACCCAGGAGTATATGGCATAAACTCTTCCATGTCATCAATAGCAAGACTCACGTAGATATCTTTCAATAAAAATATATTTCTCTTTCTGTCTTGAATTCTTGTCTCGTACTCTAAATTAGAAACTGGATAAGTTGAAGCTCTTGTAACTTGTTGTTCTAAACCAATATCATAGAAGGTAATACTCCAATCACTAGGAACAATCAATCCTCTTTCTACAATCGTTCTTTTATCACTATCTTGAATTAGATTAGTCTCATAATGTTTGGTTTCATACATTTTTTCATAACTACCATACTTATTGAGTAGGTAATTATCAAAGGATTCTTGAGTCCAAGGCCATTCAGATTCAAGATTCATAATATTATTAGATAACATTACGATCCAATCAAGATTCTCATCTCCATAAATTTTATATGCAACATCATCAGGTCTCTCATCACCAACTACTTTATATTTGGTAAAGTATGTAATATTTTTGAAGATGTCTTCCCTAAGTTTACCTCTTTTGAAGAGATTCTTTACTTCTGTATAATCAGAAATATTATCACCACCTTTGACTCTGTTTACATAGTCAAAGTTTGGTAGGTTTCTAAAATATTTTTGTGCCATCTTTAGTATCCCATTGTTACTTCTGTGTTATCAGGAATATCATCAGCATAAATTGGCATAATTTCACTAAAAGACATTGTTAAGTCATATGCTGTCAAAGACCCAGAGGAATCAAATGTTGCATAGGAACCATCTGGTGTGTAATTTACCCCAAAGTTTGATAAAGCACAAGGTTTAAACTTATTTAGATATGGATGGTCACCACCACCTTTGTAAATATATTTCAATTCGAAGATTCTTGGTGATGTCAGGAAGAAATTCGAGCCACTTCTAGAAACTGCCATATTTCTTTTGAATGCTCGTATGATTCTTCTTATTTCTTCTGATTCATCCTGACTTCTTGGTGTGAGTCTAAAATTGAAATTAAAAGTTCTAAGATTAGGACCATTGAAAAGAAGTTCAAGGTTTGGATTAATTACCATACCAGTTGATCTACCTATTAGATTTGCACTAACTGCTTGACCAGCAAAATATGCATTTATAAATGGTCTTATTTTCGGGTCTTCAAGTATTAGTCTAGCACTGTCATTAAGGTTTGTAAATGCACCATAAATTTGCCCTAAGTTCAAGTTACCAATGCCTCTTATTGCATCTTCAGCTGTTTTCCCTAATAGCGCTTGAACTGGATTCAATTGATCGTCTGACCAACTCACTGCATTCGTTTCACTCAATTGAGGTTGCATTGGGAAATATACAGTTTCATATGGTTTCCCTAGATTTTTATTAGCTTTATAATACTTATCACTGCCATATTCACCACCAAAAATATCCAAACCAGATGGTTGGTAATCATGTGCTGTTATGGAAATGTAGTCATATTCAAAGCCGGCTGGTGGTACATGGTAAGGATATCTTAAGATTTTAGTAGCACCACCCCTACTTTTTGTATCAAGTAAAGGATTAACTTCTTCTACTCCTTGTGATATTACACCATCTCCATCCACATCAGTCCCAATACCACCTGGTGCATCTTCACCAGGAACAGCTGGTTCTGCTGGAGCACCAGGATCTGGAGTTGCATCAGGATTTTGAGTTGGTGTAGGAGTTGGTTTAGGAGTCTGAGTGGATGTATTACTTAATGACCTGTAACCTGGTTTTGCTTGAAGATCTTGATATTCTTGTCTTGAAGTTGAACCTGAGATATTATTTTTTGCAAGAGTTAAAGTAGCACTCCTGACAGATTGAGTTAAATTGCGTAGTTGATTGGAATTTTTTCCAGTAAAATACTCAACATACAAGTTATCATTTCTGATACTATTACTTCCAGTACTTGCATTATGTTGATAAATCAACGTATCTCCAAACAATGTAACTTGATAGACATCATAGTTTCCTGTAGTTCTATCAGTAATTACTCTTATATTATCTTTTAGTCTTCGGGAAGAATTCAGTAATTTTAGAGTGGCTTTATATCTGGTGGGATCGTTTACTCCTAAACTTTCCCAACCTTGAGGATCTCCGGCTGCCATATCCTTTTTTAATTATTTATTGTGAAACTTTGATATGGAATAGATCTTAGAGTCTTAAGTTCCATAGGATATACTTTGTATAGATTACTCTGTAATTCTTCCCAGGTATAGTTTCTGAACTCACCCCAATGATAATTAAGTCCTCTGAATCCCCACCTAAACAAGCCTGTTACTGCAACTAAGGGAAATCTATCGTATTCAACTCTAGTTGTCTTTGCTTTGTAGATGAATGTAAAATACTTACCAACATCAGGGACAACTTCTACCTCGGTTTGAAGTTTCTCAATGATTTCTAACATCATATCATCTTCGACTGCCATCGTTTTGATACGATTGACCTCTTCTTCAGTAAATCGATTGACCGTACTATTCAGATACTCCTCTTGTTCTTCATCCATTAGCAGCTCTTAACTGTCTTTGTTTTGCTGGAGGGAGTGCTTTTTGTTGTGATTGTGGAAGTTGTTTTTGTTGAGGTTCTTGAACTCTTACATTAACTTTTTGTACACCACTATTATCCCTAGAGATATTACTTGTAGGTAATGCCTTTCGTTGAGGTTGTGGTCTGATTGCAGGTCTTTGTCTACTACCAGCCATTGCTGTCGATGCTGGTCTTGCAGCGATTTGTTTATGTTGTGGTGGTTGTTTTGCAGCCGCAGTTCTTCTTGCTACCATAGAATCTTTACCAGCAGGAAGTGCGGGACGTTCTTTACCTTGTGGTAGAGCACGTTGTTGTGTTTGAGGTTTTGAACTTCTATATGGTTGTGGTTTTCTGTCAGGTTGTTTACCTGGACCTGTTTTATCTGGTGCTGTTGCAGGTTTCATTCTATCAATAACACCCTGATCAGTCTTTTTAATTCTGTCTCTGATAGCACCACCAACACGTTTAGCAGCACCTGTGGCAGCACCTGTGGCAAGTTTACCAAGACCAGTTGATGGTCTTTTC